GATATCACCCCAGAACTCGTTACGGTCAATTCTTTCTGCTGTGTTATTAGTAGAGTCACAAACAACCAGGAAGTCAGTAACGCCACGACGAGCCTGAACATCACGCAGATAAGGAACAACTAGGTTTTTGAACTGTGATCTTGTAAATTCATCATTGAACTCGAACAGAGAGAATCTCGAAGCATTAGCAATTGCTTTTTCGAGAGTGATGAACAGGCGACGAACATTGATACGATCAAAAGCTGAAGGTTTCTTGGTTCCAGTTTTATCACCGAACAGAACTGTTCCCTGACCTGGGAATGTTACAATCGGATTGATCGAGTTCTTGTATAGAAGATCTCTTTCTAGTTTTACTGGATTATAACGAAGTTTTACAATGTTTTTAATCTGACCACGATTGAAACCAGCTGGTGACCACCAAGCGTCGTTTGTTGCTTCTGTTCTTGCTGCAAGACCAGCGATATCGCCGTTCAGAGGAACATAACGATAAACGTCATTATAACGATCGTACATATACTTGTAGCTTGAATCGAATACTGCATATGTAGAATCAGATAAAGCACCAAACCAGTTGACAAGTGAAGTAGCTTCAGCTCCAACGTTGCTTTTTACAAGAGTATCATCCGGAGAGATGAATGCAACGCAGTCTTTACGAGCTTCAGCGATATTTTGAATCAAATAATTTGCAAGCTGGAAATTACTTATAGTCTGACCATTTACAGTTGTAGAACCACCAGTTGGCTTACCCTGCATCAGTAGAGCAATATCAACTGTCTCTGTTGACTTATAAAGATCGTATGCAGAAGCAAGAATGTTTAGAGGAGCAGTTGATTCTGTGTAACCATCAGTTCCACCGATGAATTCAAGCGAAAGAGGAGTTACGTTAGTTGAGCTTGCGATGTTAAGAGCAACATTTGAAACAGCGCCAGTACGATCATTACCCCACCATACGTAAGCAGAACCATCGTTGATTACTGTCTTGTAGTAAAGCGAAGCGCCTGCCTGAGACTTAGCATCTGTGGCACGAGAAACGTTTTCAAAAACTTCTAGAACTGAGCTAGGAATACCAGTAAACATACCGTCATGGTCAACAACTACTACGTGCATAGTATCGACAGCTGAAGTGTTACCGAAGTTTGTATTGTAGTAAGAAGATACAGGAGCTCCGTCAACTCTGTCGAAAAATTCCCAGTTTCTTGTTACGTTAATTACTGAAGTGTTACCGTTTGTTGTTGTATTAGCAACGTAATCGCTTGCAAGTCTATAACCACCATCAAAACTTACAGTGAAAGTAGCTACTGAAGCGTTGGCAGTTACTGAACCAACAGAAGTAACCTTCAGGTACTGAGTTCCAATAGAACTGTTTCCGATAGTAACAGCGTCACCAACTGTCAATCCGTTCGCGATTGTATTTGCGTAAGTATTAGCTGCACCTACAACGCCGTCGGAAGTGAATGAGAACGTTCCTGTATTTGAACCGATGCTAAGCGAGAAAGAACCAGTAATAACGTTACTTGACTGTGATCCAACAAGAGCGAGGTTTGAGCTGTATGCGTTTACGCTATCGCAAACTGAAATCTTCAGTGTTGTACCGAGAGAGCCAGGATATTTTGCGATATAAACTGCATTAGAAGTAGTATTACCGTCGCGAACGTTCAGGTAATCGTTTCTGTTCTTTACAACATTTGCGGCTACGTTCGCAGCGCCTGTATTCGCGATCGCGTTCAGAGCACCTTGAGCAGCATTTGAGCTGGTTGTGTTAGCCGCGCGAACTACGTAAAGAGAAGAACCGTAACCAAGAAAGTTAGCGGCAGTGAAAAATGTCTCATAGTTATTTGATGTTGGCTTACCGAATGTGTTAACTAGAACGTTTTCGTCGGTTACCAAAAATCTTTCGCCAACTGGACCCCAGCGAAAAATACCAGCGATTGCGCCGGTCGAAGTGGCTACGCCTGGAACGACTGTAGTAAGGTCGACCTCAGTTACGTTTACGCCAGGACTTACTTGATATGCCATTTGTTATATCCTTTCGAAATTGTATAATACTCGAGCGTTTCAAACTTATTTATAAAAACCCGTGTTCTGGCTCGTCGCTCATCCATCCTCTAATAGTCGGAGCCTCGACTATCTCTGCATGCGTCATGCCATTATCAACAAATCCAAACGGAGTAAGATCCTGTGATATTTCTTCATCTGTTTTTTCGCGGAGCCTAGCGAGTGTATTTATAGAAGTAAGCTCCTTGAAATACATCTGATCTGAAAGCCAGGCGAACAGAACCAAGCCCATGACCATGTCATCGTGTTTACCAGGCTCGGCTTCGTAGGACAATCCCTTCCTAGAAAAAGTAGAGAGTTCGCTAATAGTTTCAAAATCATTTAGAATGAGTTGATTTTGCTCGATCAGAAGTTTTAGGATTGAACAACCGACAGATTTTACTGACTTCGTTGTGCGAATACCTTTGTCGATGTTGCCACCGAAACCTGAAGTGATTCTCTTGCCGCTTCTACCAGCTGATTCCGTGAACAGAACGTTATCGTATTCAAAATCAAAATGAAGAGAAGTTGCGACTTGTTCTCCGATGTCGTTGATTTCAACAAGAACAGCAGCGTTGTTATACGACTTACAGACTCGGAAAACGATCTCAGCATAGTCAATTGGTGACACTAGATTATTACGGTAAGCGCAGACCTGTTTGTAAGGCATAGAATGAACGTCGATTATACTGAATGCTGAGTAGTCTAAACCTTTGCCTCTTGACACGTCAACGATACAGACGTAAGGGTGATCTTTCACAGGCTGCTGAAATAACTGTAATCCATCGTTTTTATGAATCGGTATTTGATGCACTAGCTCTTTTAGTTTCCAGCCAGCAATAAGAGTACCAGAGCTGCCTTGGAATTCTACACAGTACTCCTGATCGAACTTTTCTGTATCGAAGTTCATCGCGGAAAGAGTGTCTTTTCTCCAGGCTTCATCTCTTCCCGGAACGTCATGCCACATAACTCTGATTGGCTTGTAGTTGTTTTTACTTTCGGCTGCGTTCTGCCAGATTTTGTAGAAGTGATTCAGACCGTTTGGAGTTGATACCAAAACGATTTTGGATTCAGTACCGGATGAAATGGTAGGATAAACTGACGTGAAGAATTCGTCCCAGTTCTCAATGAACGCAGCTTCGTCGATAAACAATAGGTTGATAGAGTAACCACGAATGTTGTTAGAAGAAGTAGCAGCTGCTATGACTCGGCTGTTGTTTTCTAACTCAAACGAACCTTTGTTCCATTCCTTTACTCCCTGCTGCAGCCACTTAGGAAGATGCTGATACGCCAGCTGAATACGCCCAAGGATTTCGCGTGCAGTATCGCCTTTGTTTGCAAGTAGAGCGACAGTCTTGTCGGCATGGAAAATGATATACCAAAGAATGAATCCGCAAGTAGTAGTCGACTTACCTGCCTGTCTAGCCGTAGCAATGACGGTGTATCTTTCTTCTGCCATTGTCTTGAGCATTTGTTCTTGATATGGATAAGGAACGAAGTTAACTAGACCACGGTTGATGTTGATGATCTTCATGTAAGTTGTAACGAAGTACACGACATCGTTTTTACACTTCATGTATTCCTGCACTAAATCTGGAGTCCAGTTTACGGAGACTCCGCTGCGCTTTAGATTAGGATTACCAAGGTAACTTCTGAAGTTGTTAATCTCATTCACTTTTTCATATCCTCGATCATCTTCTGAAGCTCAGATGTCGAACCTACAAAAAGATTATTCGTGACATGTTTTTTCGCTTCTTCATCCTGAGGAACGTCCGCTTTGTCGATCGTTCTTATTTGCTGCTGTATGTCGAGCAACTGCTTAGATGCGTTGGTTACGGTGTCCATAAGTTTAGCCAGGACCTCGAACGCTCTGGGATTTTGAGACTGATCTGCAATAACAGCAAGTTTTGCAATAGCATCAGTACCGTTCTCTACAACCTCGCGAACGTTCGCGCGCGCGAAGGTGAAATCTTCTTTAGCCGAATCATTTCTTGCCGCATTGACAATATTCGTTAAAGCTTTTCCGTAATCTGGTGGAACAATTGGTCCCAGATTCAATGCCCTGTCGATTGGGCTCTCATCATCATTATTGTCCATAATCCCGTTCCGTGATGTTAGTTACGTAGCCAAAATCGTCTGTTGCAACAATATTAGCAACTGGTATCGAAAGGCTAGAGTTTGAAGTTGGTTTACCATTTGCAGTCAATCCAGGCTGCACCTGGATGTATGATACAACTGGATTGGATGTATTTGCGACAATGTCACCTTTTACGACAAAGAATTCTGTATTCGAAAACTTGATAACTTTGGAAGTTTTTACCGGACCGTATAGATAAGCTTTCATAGTGAAATCAAGATTCCAAACCATCGATCTACGTTCTTTGAAATCGCCTTCGTATACATCTTCAAGATTAACTCTATTCAGAACGACCGGTATGTCCATGGTCACATTCATCTCGGGGATAAGATGAACAGTAGTTGTCCAGTCTGGTGTGAAGTAAGGTAGAATCTGCTCTACGATTTTGTTACCGTCTTCAGCGTTTTTTACAAGGATGCTCAGCTGAAAGTTGATGTTGTAGGGAACTGGTGTATACTGATATTTGTTCTTCGACTTATCATCGGGATCTACTGTCGCAATACGGTTGATTGTCTGGAGTTTTCTAGAACCATCATAGTCGAAGCCAGTCATTTCGAACGCCATCATCGGTAATGGATATGTCGCTGTTGGGCGATCAATATTAGGATCTTGGACCACACGAGACAGCATTTTGTCTTTTGGTCCGTATGTAATCGGAACTCTTTCAACAAGAGTCACGTTACCATTTTTATCTGTTCTGCTGATGTAGATACCGTTGAACAAAGTTCCGAACAGGATAATGTATTTACGGATCGATGAGAAGTAGAATGGTGTTGATGAGAACATCAGATTTTGCCCTCACTGAAAGGATCTTTTTCGGTAAAGTCAATAAAGTCATCCGATCCCAGCGGGAAGTTATCAGTTCCTTGCTGAATCGTATCGTTTTCAGACGCTGGATTGATAGTTTCAGGTTTGTAACCCTCTACAACCAGATAGTTACTATCTTCATCAGTCAAATTGACACCCTCTTCATCCATGATAACATAATCAAGAATATTGACAGAGTAATTTTGCTGGATTGCATCGATCTCAGCGATACCAGTATTGAACTGTTCGTTACTATATTCGAAGAGCTCACAAGTCAACTCAAAAGTTTGCAGCGCACCGAACTGATAGAACATCTCAAACTTATTGACGAACTTGATCTGGAAACATTTACGATTCAGCGGGAAGTAAATCAGGTCGCCTTCGTTCGGTCTTACCTGATCAGTTACAATAGCAACTTCCTGATTAAACGTTCTCTGGGCAATGCTGAATACAACCTGATCGCGAATCTGCAAACCAAACTTAGACATGAAGTTACCATCGCCAGTGAATCCATCAACCGATTTGATGTAGAGCTCTACCATGATAGCATGATTGTATTGTGACGAAGCGTCTTCACCGAGAAGCTTATCATAGTTGGTGATAACGCGAGGAATGTAATACATGTCCTCGCCGTAGATTTTGATAGACTCTATGATCAGATCCTCGTAAAGGTTCTGTTCACCTGTAGATGAAAAATTATTGAAATAAAAGTTAGTTGCCACCGTGTTAGCCGATCATATCTGTAACCGGGAGTGAATAACTGGTGATCATCTCGCGTTCTAGCTCTCCGCGCTCGCGTATGGCGTCATCGTAGATTCTTTGACCATTGAACTGAATACCGCCTGGGAGAGTCATTCCAATGAACTTAGAAAGGTTCGCGCCCCACTGCTGTTTGATCAAGCAAGTAGCGTAGCGAAGAAGCCAACGATCTTTCCATACGTCGGGGAATAATGCCGGATCGACGATCTGGTAAGCTTCTACAATGATGTAGTCTCCGGTGTTTACGATGTTCCAGTCCATATCGATATACAGACGATTTACGTTTCTGTTATAACGAATAGGTTGCTGACCAACGAGCATCTGTTCTAGGAACTGAACATGCGTCAGTGCCATGTAGTAAGGAACCATTGATACAGATGTAAGTGTGTAAAGATCGTTCAGAGCAATCTGATAGCGGATATTGAACAGGTTGTTGGTGTTCAATGCTTGACCGATCGGAAACAGATTTACAGCGCCAATGATGTTCTCTGGCATCGTGATGTATCTGTTTGTCTTGTCAGTATCTGTGATCTGATATTTGTAGAAGGTTCTTTCGGAACCATCGAAGTGATAGTCCCAGTAATACTTCAGAGCTTCGTCAATACGATCATCAACCTGATCATCATCAACGTTGATTTCGATGACAGGTTTACCAAGAGTTCTTAGGCAATACTCTTTAAACTGATCTTTTGTCGTAGGTGTTGCCATAAGACTTATCCTATATTATTTCTTTAACAAATTGATTTGAGCTTGTAGATCAGCGATCTGTTTTTGTTGCTCTTGAATGGCGCCAATAAGGTACGGTATTATAGCTTCGCCTTTGAGTAGCTGCGTCTCAATTTCTTTTTCATTTTTAATTTTTACTACGGCTTCGGGAATTACCTGAGAGAGCTCTTGTGCAATAACACCAATTTTTACGGATTTATCTTTTTCTTGTAAAAGGTTATATTTTAGCCCTTCATCTGTCCAATCAAACTTCCTCAAACCTATAGAATTAACAATTGATAACGAATCTACTTCTGTATTGGATATATTTGTTTTCAGTCTTTGATCAGATGCTCCGAAATAATATATAGAGCGCGATACATTACCCGCATCAATGTCATATATAAGATTTGAACCATCCCAATAAAAGTAAAGAACATTACCGCTACTGGCTTGAAGTTTAGGTACACTGAGACCTGCTCCGTAATATCTTCCATCAGCCTGAACATTGGAAGGAGTATAATATCCGGTGCTAGAAGTTATGCCTCCAGCGGAATAGATAGACTTATTGGATGAAATGTTAGTTCCGTCCCAATTCAAATACGCACCTAAACTGGAGTTTAGATAAACAGCACCACCGGTCGACACGAGCGAAGCACCTCTTATCTCACTAGAAGCATTTATACTATTAGTAGTTATAAGATTAAAAGTAGGACTAGAATTGTAACCATAACCAGAAGAAGTTACGTAACCAGCGGAACCAGTAACACTAGTTACTCGACCATAAGCATCTATGCTAATAGCAGAAATACCACTAGAATAACTAGCTGATGAACCAATAGTAGCCAATGATATTGTACCGGTGCTGGTGATAGTTCCACCTGAGAGAGCACCTCCAGCTGTTATCGATGTTACTCCGGAAGAAGTCACGTAACCAGCAGAACCAGAAACACTAGATACTCTACCATAAGCATCAACAGTAATTGAAGAAATACCACTAGAATAAGTAGCAGCACCAGCACCGGCAGTAGCTAGTGATATTGTACCAGTACCGGTGACGGGTCCGCCAGTAAGACCTGTTCCAGTTGCAACAGAAGTTACAGCGGAAGTTAAGTATCCAGCAGAACCAGAAACACTAGATACTCTACCATAAGCATCAATTGTAATTGCTGATACACCACTAGAATAAGTGGCAGCACCAGCTCCAGCAGTAGCCAACGACAACGTTCCCGTCGTAGTAATGGGTCCGCCTGAAATACCAGTTCCAGTTGCAACAGAAGTCACTCCGACAGAAGTTACGTAGCCAGCAGAACCAGAAACGCTAGATACTCGACCGTAAGCATCAACCGTAATTGCTGAAATACCACTAGAATAAGTCGCCGCTCCCGCGCCAGCAGTAGCCAATGATATTGTACCAGTACCAGTGACAGGTCCGCCAGTAAGACCAGTTCCACTAGCTACTGATGTTACTGTACCAGTTGTTGCCCAAGTTTGATCGCCACGAAGATAAGTTGAGGAGCTGGCAGTACCAGAAGCAAGACGTGCAGTTGGAACTGTGCCACTGCTTAAATTCGTAGCTACAGCAGAATACGCAATTGCATTAGAATAAGCAGTAGCAGAGCTAGCAGATAGATCAGCTGCAGTTTTATACAAAGCAGCTGCATTGGCTACAGCATTTGAATAAGCAACAGCAGCATTGCCTGTAATCTGACCTTGAAGCGTGGCTAAACTAACACCGCTGAGTGAAGCTGCGTTATTAGCAGTTCCACTATACACAGTTGAATTAACTGTTGCAACAGCAGCACCATTACTTACAGTGATGGTTCCGAGAGTTACTGTAGTGTTTGCTATCGTGTTACCAACACTCAGAGTCGATGCATTTACCGTTACAGTATTAGAGAATATGTGGCTGTTTGTCCAGCTGAACGTCCCTGAAGTGTTAACGCCAAGAGATATTGACGACCAGTAGACATTCCCTGACGGACCGGAAGAAGTCAATACTTGCCCAGATGTACCGTTAGAACCACTAGCCGCGATTGTATTGGAGAATGTTACAACATTGGAAAACGTTATAGGTCCGCCAATTGTAAACGATCCTGATGTATTGACGATAGCCGAGCTATGTCTGGCGTCTGGTAGAGTGCCGGATGTAATATTTGTTGCATTTGTTGTCAATGTTACAGCATTAGTGTATGCTGCGTTTGTTTTTGTATCAGTGTATGCAATAGCATTAGTGTACGCTGCTGTTGCGTTGCTAGTTATCAGCGTGGCTACAGAATTCCCGGTTATGCTAAGAGTCGCTGCATTAACAGATGTCGCTGTAATAGCAGATGCATTTACAGCAGTTGAATTGGCTGTGAAGCTTCCGTTGACGGTTAACCCATTCTTTACTACGAAGTTATTATTGGCCATCCCAGTTCCCTATCCTTGAGATTGTTTTCACTATTTATAGTTATCAAACGCTTGGGAACAAACAAGAAGAAATAAATCGTTGAACAGTTTCAGAATCAAACCCGAGCGATTCCATCACTTTTGGAGTATGTGGATTTTGTCTCTGATTATGACAATACCAATTTTGTGCATCTGTTGAATCAATATCAGTCGAGTTACCTATGTTGTCCAAGTAATAGTTGAGAGTCTCATCAGCTAATGAAAACACTTCATCAAGCTCTTCCATTGTATTGATATTGCCTGCAGCAACCATACTACCAGAAAAGATGTTTTTTGCCCACTGAGGTAGTTCTCTTTTTTTAGACCATTCAATTCCATCAACTCTGTTATGAAACCAATCTAGCATATAGTGTTGTTTGTCGTAGCCTGGCGAGAAATCATGGAAAGCGCCAGTGACTTTATTTGGACCTGCTATTAGATCAAATCCGTATATTGGTCCAGGATCGTTCGTATGCGGGAAGATGCACAGATGCATCATGTAGAGTTTTTTTGTATCTCTCGCATCCACGACATCAAGATGTGCACGTCGAAATACACCGGATCTAAAAACATAGTTTGGCCAATCAAAGTCATGATCTTCTTCAACTGGAATTCCTTTTCTTGCAAGAACATCCAGGAAATTGTCTGATGCTCGTATGAGTCTATTGAATATCATACTCATTAGCTAAATCCTCAAATAATCTGATAGCAAAGTCAAACACTTTATTAGCTTCGTCAGCCAGATCTAATGACAGTCTAGATCTGATATTATTTATCAAAACGTTCTTTTCTTCGAACTCATACATACTTCCAGAGCCAGGAACCAACTTCTTTATCATTTGACCACCAAACATGTCACCGAAATGCCTTACATACAGATGAGCAATGATTGATTCCTCTGGCATCTTTTTGACGTAGACATTATACATAATCGTTGAAACGTATATGTTTGGCTGTTTTTCCATACCAAGTTCTTGGAA